TCAAAAGAAGATACAGCTTTTATGAAAACTCTTGTAGAACAGGCTACAAAGAAACACTCACTCTATGTCGCTGATTTAGGATTGCATGAACGACTAGATAAAATATTCCCCGTGAATGCTCCTACAGGTGGAGGAATAATAGCAGCTCAATCAATGTTGCAATCACGAAGAACGGGAGCGGGGGCAGCTGGTGCGGGAATGTCCGTTGTAAATCAGTCTAGTCAAAGTAATGTAACAGTATCAGAGAGTAGACCATTAACTTCACCAAAACGCCAACTGGCCTATGCCATATAGAGAAGTTGCATAACAAAACCCCCCATGTTTCCATGAGGGGCTGTCATTAATTGTCTTATTAAGCTTCTGCTAATTTTTCAAAATAGGACAGAGTATCGTCTTCTTCATTTTCTGAAGTTACTTCTACAGTAGGAGCAGGCTGCTCTTTTGTATCAACAGTAACAGTTGTATCTGGGGAATCATCAAATGGATTTGATTCATCAGAAACATTACCCACTGTAACACTTCCCGCAAGCACAGAAGTCAAACGAGTTTTCAGTTCATTATAAGACTTGAAGTTGGTCGATGCTGTAAAGTCAGTAAGAGAATACTGTGTTTTCCACAATTTCTCTAATGCATCATCATCATCTAACAAGGTAGAAGGTGCATCGAATTCTGATTTATCATAATTCCAGTAACCATCTACTGTACGCAGTTTCAATTTAAAGTTAGCACCTTCCCAAAAATCAAAAGGGTTGATAGCAGTTTCATCTTCAAATGCAGGCTGCATTGCTTCTACAATTTTGTCAAAAATCTTCTTACCGAAACGATAAAGAAAAACCTTTCCCTCATTTTCGGGATTAGAAGGGTCTTGCACAACGTAAATATTTGAGAAATACTGCAATTTACGTTTCTGTTTACGAGCAATTTCCTTATCAGATTCAACACCAGAGTTCCAGTATGCAGAGTTCATTTCTGACACAGGGTCTTTTTGACCAATAGTGGTAAGAGAGTTCTCAATATACCATTGACCAGTTGGGCCTTGGAACGCATGATTCCAAACCTTTGCCCAAGGCATATCTTCACCGTCTGGGGCTGGAAGAAAACGAATAACAGCGTAACCGTTACCTGTCTTATCCATCGTAGGCTTCCATAAACGTTCATCCACGTAGGACTTCTTTTCTTGGGGGGCATTTTCAGATTTTACTGCACCTAGCAGTTCGTCTAAAGAATTAGACTTTTTGAGTGTATTTAACGACATATTTAATCTCCTTATATAATCGTATGTTTTCGTATGTTTTCGTATGTTTAAATTATACTTAATATATCACAAAGTTCTGCCTTTGTCAAGTACCCTAAGTTTTTATTTTCTAATCCTAAATCAAACACTTTCGATAGAGGAGTAGAAACCCAATAAAATTGAGTATTAGAGTGTTTTTCAAAGACAAATTGCATCCGGCTTAACCATCTAGATGTATCAAAACCTTTTGCATCATTTGACAGATAATTATCTGTCCCTTTATATATGTTGTTTAACGATTCATCATATGATGATAAGTCAAACCCCAACATATAAACTTCTGTTGCACCTACATTACATGCTAAATCTAATGCGACACAACCTGTAGACCATCCATCCCGGCCTTCAATATTATTTATCTTGTCATCTTCATTGACATATGTAATCCATATACCAATGTCTTTATGTGCTTTTTCTCTTAAATCCCGCTCATCTAAATGAGGGAATTTGCTTTTAATTTCTTTTACTCTTTGCTCTAAACTTGTGATATGGCCTGTAATTGGATCATATGTTTTAAATGGGTCTTTACCAGCAATCACAACAAGGTCTGTTTTATTTTTACTACGATGAATAAATTCTTCTGGTGTTTCATTATTCATTAACAAAACATCGGCAACTGATGACGGTACAGGGCTCCAATTTGCGAACCAAGAAATGCAATTTTTAGTGTAATCAGAATCGTAAATTTCTTGTTGCATTGCATAGTCCATTGCAACAATGTTATCAACAGGGCCGTCACGATAAATTGCATTACAACCCCAAGTGACAACATCTTCAGCTATAGTTTGATGACAAGGTGAGTACCACGACCGTGACTCACCGTTTCCTATAATTAATGCTTTAGTCATTTATGGTGCCACGGGTAGGATTTGAACCCACGGCCTGAGCTTTACAAAAGCCCTGCTCTACCCCTGAGCTACCGTGGCTAATAATTTTTCCTTTTAACACTCATCTTCCTCTTCTTCGGAATCAGGTTTTAAATACTCTATAACTGCTGATCTGTGGTTGGGTTTTAGACCCTTAATTTTCATTTTAGTACCCTTTATATACTTCTTAGGATTTGCCAAGAACAAGTCGAGAGTCTCATCAGTCCATATCACCTTGGACCGTTTCATTGCTTTTGAGTATCTATACCCCTTCTGCGATCCTGCTTTCTTGTCCCATATGTCACCCAACGGCGGGCCCACCTTCTTTTTAGTTAAGGAGTGACAAGCCTTACATTTCTTTTTAAATACCTTTTCGCCCGACAATTCTCCACCACTTGCATTACCAGCAATAACGCCAAGGCCAAGGGCGGCTACTAGAACTGTCAGGAAAACAAGTAAGGGGGTTTTCATCTATTTGTCCAATTTTTCTTTGGAGTATGTCGCCGTTGTGGACGATACCCTTTCGGCCAAGTTGGTTGGCGAGTTGCAAGACTTTCAACCCGTTCTCTCAATTCTTGGTTTTTTACAACCAATTCTGCATTATCAAATTGTAACACCTTTATGTCATTTTCAAGCGTTTCAATTTTATGAAGATAAAACCCTTCTTTTCTCGGCTTCATTAACTGGACTCCTCTATAAGTTTCAATAATTTCATTCTATACTGTTTTGTATCAATTGTCAAGAACCCTTCGTAATTTTTTAAAAGTTTTTTAGTGTCTTGCCACACATAATCACCCACCATTTCTTTATCCCATTTTTTACTAAATTTAACGAGTTTGTTTAAAATCACAAGAGTTTCTAATGATATGCGTTTGCCTAAATATTCTGTTAATAGTTTGGGGTGATTATTATTTTTAACGACAAATAGTGGCTCAAAGTCTTCTACCAGTGGTGACATTTCATATGAAAATATATTATAGAAGTCTGCTCTTTTATCTGTCCATTCCTCAAAATGTTTATCATCAAAGGTTGCAACATATCCTGTTGGGTTTTTGATAAAGTTAGAGATTAGATAATTTTTAATATCATCATACTCTTTATATTTGCGGGATAAACGAACAAAGAAAAACTTGTCCTTACGTTTAAAAAATGATTCTCTTTTAATACGAGTTTTGCCCTCATATTTAAAGTAGTCATAACTATCGCTAGTAAAGTGTGCTTTCATTGCACAATACATCAAATAGATGTCTATGGGTTCCATTTTCAAATAGGCAGTTGTGCCTGTCTTGGTAAAAAGTTCAAGTCTCGAGCGTTTGCTTCAATTTTTTCTTTAAGACTTTTGGATATTAATCTGTTAACGGTATCTGGTTCAATGCCCTCTCGATAACAATAATCAAGTACAGCTTCCATATGTGTTATATTTTTTTCTAAAGCAATACGTTCAATTTCTAAAGAAAATGTTTTTGGTGTATTTAGACTCATTTTAGTCCTATTTAAAGTGTGGGGGCTAACCGTGGCCCCCGGCGTGTCTATTAGGGAACAACCCCTGCGTTCTCCAGGCCGAAGAGAATAAATGGTTGCTTTTAAGAGGCCTCTAAATCCACGCAGACTCCTTTCGGTTATAAAATCATACTTGTTATCAAGTACAAAGTATCATACACTATTTCTTTTCAGAAACAAAAGTGTATAATTCCTCAGCAGTTTTAAGAACTTCTTCAGGCTGATACATTTTTGGTGCATACTCCTTAAAAAATTCTTTTGGATCAGTTGTAGCATTACTAAACTTTTCCATTGCCATATGTGTAGCATCTACTGCTAAATCATATTGACGATCCATCATTTCTTTCGCCATTGAAAGAACATCGAATCGTAGTTCGTATGGGTTTTTACCTTCGGACATTTTTCTTCTCCTTGTGTCTGTGTGTGTAAAAATGGGGTTGTTATATTTTATATAAGGAAACCCCAAACCTTATATTCTGTTACGCAGCCCGTAGTGCGGCATAACCAGCTGCCACGGTTGCCCGTGTAGGGGTTCCAAGACGGTACTTAGAATATGTTTCTCCGTCAAAAGAACTCACTCGCTTATTCAAAAAGATTGCATAACCTTCTGAACGAAGCTGGCTGATAACCGCACGAACATTTTTAACACCATAACGTGATGTAATCTGTTTTGCGGTAAGTTCTGCACCATTAGAGAGTGCATTTGCGACCTTAGCGGTCTGGGTAGTAGTAGTCATAATCAATTATCTCCTTATCATGACAAATTAGGATAAATTCGTTTTATCCTTTAAAGTGGTAGTTTTTGCAGGAGAAACTACCAAAACTCCTTTGGTGATTTCTGTTACTAAGTATCACCGAACTCTATGAGATTAAGCCGCAAGGGCGTAATCCTCGTAAGAGACAGCAGCCTTCTGCAAGCCGAAGTTTGCATAAACTACATTGTCTGCTGCAAAAAAATTATCATTTGCATTTACGTATTTGACCAATAACGGAGTCACCCGACAATTCTCCACTTCTCTATTGCACGCCAGTCGAACCTAATTTGCCCCCATCAAAAAAAGATTAGATAAATTATTCCACCTATAAGAAAAAGATCAGCACAAATAGACCAAACCATGTAGGCTTTAAGCATCCACCTACCGGCCTCTCGTACTAAGGGGGTCTTCAGCATCTGATTGGCCCCTCATAACTTCTTTTTCCACACTAATCTCCTTTTGGTGGAGGCAATGGGAATTGCACCCATGTCCTGTACGTCTTTCAATCCATATCATTGAATTGTATTATATTTATAACATATTATAATGGTATTGTCAACTCCCCTTTTCTTCTTTTTCTTCTTTTTTCTCAGGTTTCGGAGTATCTTTATCACCAAGGACAAATCCAAACCCATTTCCTCTCAAAAATGAACGAATCTCAGAAATAGGTCTAGACCAAGCGATGTGAGGTATAATACTTCCCCAACCATAAGCGCCAACCATTGATGGAATACCAATCAGTTCATACTTATCTCGTTTCTTACTATAGGCCCAGAGAGAACCGCCACTATTACCAAAGATAATAGGTGAACTTGATAGGTATAAGGATCGACCAGTACGATCTTTACCACTAATACCACTTAATAGTCCCTGAGTCGGATAGGGGGGATTGCCCATACCACTACCGATTGCCCATACTGTCTGAAATAGGTATGGCCCGCCGGCATGTTCTGCCCAGAGTTGTGCGACATTTTTTATTACACGTTCTTTATCATCCAAACGCAGTAAAGCAAGATCGCCTTGTTTATCCCATCCAACAATACGTGCTACACGACCTGTGGTTCCTACAGCTGTACTATAATCGTTATAATCCCACAAACGGATATGTAGTGGTCTGCGAGTCTCGACCTTTACTGATTTGCCCTTTTTAGGATCAAATTCTTCACCAATGCTGATAGCTTCTTCAACGACATGGTGATTGGTTATAACAAGTGTCCAAACACCCTCATCTTTCCAAGATTTATGGCTTCTATTATTACTAAAAATTACTGTACCAGAACCAACACCTTTACCTGTTACATCAATCATTACCGTAGGGTAAAGCATTTCTGTAATCTTCTTTACAGGTGCTTCCGTTTCTGTTTTTAGGCTTTCTGCCATAACAGGGTGAAAAGTTATACTAGCTGCAAGTGCAACTAATACTAAAAGTCGTTTAAACATATATTATTCTCCTATCTAAATACTGTGTTATTTATTATATAGAATTTTAACTTCTTTGTTATTATGTGTCATATTTATACCTGTCATTGCAACACAAAGTCTGGGGTGAGCTTCCCCTGTTGCATTGTTAACTATCCTTGCTGTATATGCTACAGTCAGGGTTTTTGTTTTGTCATTTGTTGTTAACATTCCCAAAGCACGGCGTTCTGTTTCCTTGTCTTCATTATCAACTACCCATGTCATAACAATTTTTTCATTAAATTTATTAAGAATTTTATCAATTCTTCCACTTAAAAAACAAACTTGTGGTATTGATAATATAAGAACCGGCAAGGCATCTGTTGATTGTTCTGGGGATTGTGTTTCCTTATTTGAAGCCTGTATATGTGATTCTGGTTCAATTGGTGTGGTTTGACACGCTACCAACAGAAACATCATCGTCAACAGCAATAGGTATTTCATTTCCTTTATTCCATTCAGTAACACTTTCTGACAACATTGGAAGAAATGAACTTTTATCCTTAATAAACTCTTGAACAGTACCATCCTCTGTTACTACAAGAATAATAACTTGATTGATTTCAATCCCTGTTCTTTCTTCAAACATTTCTGCATATGCAGAACCTTGGATATAGTAATTTTCGTTCCATTCGTCATTGCGTTCTTTAGTTGAGGTCTTAAAATCTATAATAGAGAGTACACCATTGTACTCTGCAATACAGTCAACTCTACCCGCTACCTTATATTTATCACTATAAAGTTTCGCCTCTTGGGTGTAAATATCATTTATATGATTATCTAAAAACGGTTGCAGTTGTGTGAATAAGCACCAAGGAAGAAAATCTTTCTTGTGTTTTTCAAAGCTATCATGTTCATTGTTGAGATAGTCTTCACACATATGGTGGACTTTAGTACCCCTGGCCGCAGCGGTACGGGCAACATGATTTGCAACATCGTTACCTACACGTTTTCTCCATTCAAGCAAACCTTCTTTTTTGCGAATGGACAAAACAGTAGTTATAGAGGGGTACTTATTCCCCTCTGGAGTTACGTAGTATCTCTTTCTGTTTATTGTCTCTGTCGTTAGTTCTGGTAGTTTCACTGTTTTGTGATTGAACGTCATAATTTTTCACCTTATCTTTATCATATACATATTCTGGTGGAACCTTGCCCCACCCTATTTCTCTATCCCATTGTTTTTGGGTGTATTCCCAAGATTTCATACACTTCTCATTCTTTCAACGAGTCTTTCTGCTCTGTTGGTAACTTGTCGATACCATCTAGAATCAACCATTTCATCTGCGGCTGCATCCCAATCGTGAGAATGAACCCCTTTTTTCATGCCTTTAAACTTACTCAACCTTGTATATCCCATATTAAACATCATATTTGCAATGATCAGCTGGACTTCTTCTGGTAAGTTTCCAAATGTCAACGGATAGAGTTTTTCACAATCACTTAGGACTGTTTTTACGTCATTCTCAAATGCAGAAATAACTCTATCTTCACTAATGGCTGTACCAACTTCGCAACCATATTCGGGATCACTATCTTTGATAAGATGGCCGATTCCAAAAGTGGGATAACCAAGATGATCAAGGTATACCTCATGTATACAGCCCTCATCTTTTGACAATTCGTATCTAAGTTGTTCTATGTCCATTATTCTACCCCAATGCCCAATTTAATCTTATTAATAAGATAAGTACGAA